TGGCCAGGCATGCGGCGGCGACGGTTAGCTTAAGCATCTGAGTTTTCCTGATGAGTGTGCGCAATGGCTCATGTGTAGCATGCACACAGCACTAACGCAAGGGTGAAGCGATGGCCATCACGGTGAAGGTCGATGGGCTTCGCGAGCTCGAGGCGGCGCTCGGCGAGTTGCCCAAGGCTACCGGCAAGAATGTCCTGCGGCGGGTGCTCTTGGCACGGGGAAAGCCGATAGCGGATGCGGCGCGGGCGATGGCGCCGGACGATGAGCGGACGAAAGGTCACGACCTGCGCAAGTCGATCGGGGTCAGCACGCGATTGAGCGGCCGACAGAAGGGCATCCATCGATCGATGTTTAAGGATGACAAGGCATCGGTCGAGGTTTTCGTCGGCGCCGGGCCCCTGCCGCAGGCGCACATTCAGGAATTCAAGGGCGGCGGCGGCGGCTACCCGGGCGAGAAAGGTCCGCAGCCATTCATGCGCCCGGCATGGGATGCCGGGAAAGGCGCGATCCTCGACGGCATCGCCGCGGACATCTGGTCGGAAATCAAAAAATCGGCGGATCGGCTCGCCAGGAAAACGGCGCGACTCAAATGATGGAAGAGGATTTCCGCGCGATGCTCCTCGCCGATCCCGGCGTGGCGGCGATCGTGGGCACGCGCATCACCTGGGGCTCGAGGCCGCAAGAGGGCGCGCTGCCGGCGATCGTGCTGCATCTCGTCGGCGAGGTGCCGGACTATTCGCTCGGCGAGGACAACGGCCAGCGCGAAAGCCGGGTGCAGACGGATTGCTACGGCACGAGCTACTCAAGCGCGACCGCTACGAAGCGAGCCACCGCCGAGGCTCTGAGCGGCTTCGCTGGGCCCTACGGCTCCACCTTCTTTCACGGCATCTTTCAGGATTCCGCCCGCGATCTGAGCGAGCCGGGCGGCGCGGCAGAGCAGCAGCGGGTGTCGCTGCTCTCAATGGACTTCCTGGCTCGCCACCAAACTCAGGAGTAAACTCTAATGGCATCAAAGCAGGTCATTCCCTACGGCGGAAAGGTCGAGCGGTCGGACGATGGCACGACCGCGTGGGAAGCGATCCCGGAGGTCAAGGGCCTCGCGATCCCGACGGTTACCAAGGAATATCCGGAGGTGACCAACCTCGATAGCCCGGACGGCTACCGAGAATACATTCCGGGGCTGAAGGACGCCGGGGAAATCACCATTCCCTGCGGCTACACCGAGGCCGGCTATGCGCAGCAGACTGCCGACGAGGCGAGCGGCGTGGCGATCTTTTATAAGGTGACGCTGCCCAAGGCTGCAGGCCAGACCACCAGCGGAGACACTTTTGAATTCCAGGGCTTTCCGGTGCCGAGTGTCGAGGGTGGCGACATCGGGGCGCCGGTGAATATGAATGTGGTGCTCCGGGTGACCGGCGCCGTGGAATGGACCGCCGGCACATGACGAAGGCGCTTCCACTGGATACGTCTGACGCTACACGCGTCGAGCCGTCGGCTTCCTTCGAGGTCGACGGCAAGGTCTACACTGTCACCTTTCGCATTGGCCAGCAGAAGGCCTTTCAGCGAGAGATGGGCGAGCCGGTTGTATCGGCGCTGGTGGCGATGGAAACCTCGCCCGGCGACATGCTGCGGCTCTCAGCGCTTTTTCGGCACGGCCTCACGCCGGCGGTGCCTGAGGAAGACGCAGTCGACGCGCTGATCGACCGGATCGGGCTCAAGAAGGCGCTGCGAGTGATAACCGCCGCATCGACGGAGGCGTTTAAAGACCTGACGGACCCTCCGACGGACCCGCCGGCCAAATAGAGCGCTGGCGGGATGACTGGCTAGCGGCGGGTCTGTCCTATGATGAATTTCACCGCCGGACGCCGCACGAAATGGCAGTGATCATGCGCGGGCGCTATGCGGAGCGGCTTGCCGATTTTGACTTGCAGCGAATGGTGGCGCACGAGCTGGCGCAACTGATCGCGCTGGCGTTTCACGATCCTGGGAAGATTCCGGCATTCGAGGCGCGGAGCGAGCGTAGGTCGGAAGCGGAAATCGAAGAGGCGGAAGAGCGGCGGCGAGAGATTGAAGAAGCTAAAGTCAGGGCGTGGTTTATCGGCATGAGCAAGGCGAGGCACTGACATGGCTGGCTCTGCGGTAATCGGCGCACTCCGGGTTAACCTCGGGTTGGACTCTGCTACATTCTCCAGCGGCCTGAAAAAGGCTGAAAGCAATGTTATAGCCTTCAGCCAGAAATCGACGAGCTCGTTTAGGGGCTTGCGCACCGGCGTCCAGGGTGCGGCATTTCAGATTCAAGACCTTGCCGTCCAGATGGAAATGGGGACGAGCGCGGCGCGGGCGTTTTCGCAGCAGCTGCCGCAAATGCTCGGGGGGTTTGGTGCGCTCGGCGCTGCAATAGGTGTCGTGGCGGCGATCGCTATTCCGCTATCTGCCGACACATTCAATCGCCTTGCGGCTACGGGTGCGGATTTAGCGAAGTCGTGGTCCGAGACGTCTGTCATTGCCCAGGAATTCGGCGAGGCTATGCACTTCCTCGGCGAGAATATCGATCACATCGCGGTTGCGGCGGCCAGCCTGGCCGGATTCATGGCGGCGAAGTGGGTGGCTGGTTTTGTGGCTGCGCAGGTAGCTACGGCCAGCCTGTCCGGCGCACTGATTTTCCTGCGCGGTGCCATCATCAAGACAGGAATCGGCGCGCTTGTCGTCGGCGCCGGCGAGCTCGTCTATCAATTTACCAAGCTGGTGCAGGCCACGGGGGGTTGGGGCGAGGCGCTGACCTTCCTCGGCGAGGTGGCCTCTGGCGTCTGGGATGGGATCAAGACCAGCGCGCAGGCGATCGGGCCGGCTCTGTCCAGCGTGTTTTCTGCGGTCAAAGCGGAATTCCTGCTTATGGCCGCCGACATTACGTCGACATGGGTCGGGGTGCTTGAGACATTCAAGCTCAACACTGATGCGGCTGTCGAAGCTACGAGGCAAATGCTTGATGCCTCGGACACGGCTTATGATTCCAGTCATGCGTCAGCGGCTCAAGCTTCCGCCGCCCTTTCCACAGGATTCGAGAATGCATCCGCCGCTGCCGGCAAGCTTGCCGCGAAGGTAAAGGAAGCCGATGGATGGAGCTGGAGCCTTGGCGATGGGATGGCCGAGGTCGAGGATAAGACCGGTGGCGCGGCAAAGAAAGCAAAGGACCTAGCTAAAAACCTAAAGGAAAGCGTTAAGCCGACCGAGCAATTCCTCGAAGCAATTGAGAAATCACAACGAGCCGTAAGCGGCATTTCTTCCGCAATGCAGTCGATCGCCAGTGGCCAGAATGTTACAAGCTCGGTCGCCGGCGGGATCACGGGTTTCGCCGATGCGATGTGGGGCGAGCAGAGCAAGAAGCAATTCGACGACCTCGCCAAGAAGATAAACAGTGGTCTGAGCAGTGTCTTTTCTAAGATGGGGGCCAAGGTCGGGCTCAGTGGCCAGGCGGCCGCCGGTGTTGGCATGGGCATTGCAAACGCTGCCGCCGGGGCGATGGAGCATGACTCTGCCGCAATCGGCTCGGGCATCGGCGCAGCCGCCGGTGCGGTGATCGGGACATTCCTGTTTCCCGTCATCGGGACCAGCCTCGGCGCGATGCTCGGCGGCACCGCTGGCGGGCTGCTCGGGTCAATTGGCGGTGGCGAGGAAAAATGGAAAAGGCCGACCGGCACGGCTTTCCAGGGCACAACGTTTGAATCGGCGGTCGTCGGATCGCGCAACGTCAACGTCGAGAGCGGCGCGAGCCAGGCGGGCAAGTTTGCTTTTCAAGGCACTGTCAATTTGCTGGCCGATTTCAACAAGGAGCTCGGCCAATACGTCGAGTCTCTCGGCGGCACGATGGAGCGCGGGCTAAAGCTGGTCGTCGACAATGACGCGGCCTTGCGGAAGATAACCGGGACGATCAGCGATCGCACCGTAAACCGCGGCGGTGAGAGCGAGGACGATGCGGCGGCGCGGATTTCAAAGCGCGTGTCGGAGATCATGGGTCTGGCTGCAATGCTGGCCGAGAAATCCGGCCCGGCGCTTACCGAGACGCAGACGCTATGGCGCGAGACGCAGGAGCGCTTCAGTAAAACGAATGTGCTCATCCTGAAGGACTTGGGCTTCGCGGCGCGGGAAATTCGCGATCTGCAGGGGGACATCAAGGACGATCTGCGCGAGGGCTTTTCCAAAGGGCTGCTGGATAGCCTGGTGGATTCCGGGCGAGCCAGCCGCAAGGAAATCGACAGCTGGCGCAAGTACGAGCTCGACAGCCTCGAGGAGCGGCGCAAGGCGGCGGTGCGGACGGCGCGCGAGATCGGTGCATCGGTCGATCTGGTAAACTCGGCTTTCAGGGCAGAGCGAAAGGAGATCGGCGAGGAGTATCGCGGGCTGCTCGACGACATGGTCAAGAGTACGCAGGGCCTGCAGGAAAGAATGGCGCGGCTCGAGTCGAAGCGCGCCAGCATTCTGCAGGAGCTTACCAAGCGATCCGACGAAGCCTTGCGGGCGGAGGAGGCGCTGCGCGATGCGCGCCGCGGGCTGGCCGGTGGGGCCTTGGCTCCCGGTGGGCCGCGGGATGTCTTCTCAGCGCTCAAGGGACAGTTTGCCGACGCGATCAATGCGGCGAAGGGCGGCGACGCGGACGCTGCCACACGGGCGGCAGGCTTGGCCTCGGCGCTGCTCGAGTCTGGGCGCGGGGTGTTTGCCAGCGGCACCGACTATGCGGCGCTCTTCAAGTCGGTCAATGAGCAACTGTTGAATGCGCAGAAGAGCTTTGACGCGCGGGGCGACAATCTGGCCCGAGCACTCGACGACAAGACATTCAAGGATGTGCAGGAGCGATCGACGCGGGCGCTGTTGTCCGGGCTGCAGCGGCTCGATGAGCGGCTGGAGGAAGTGGCGCACGAGATCAAGCGGCAGACCCGCGAGACGC